ATGAAAGACTATTCAGCAATGAGTGATTTTGAGATTAACAAGGCAGTGGCGTTCCACATCGGTCTGTGCACTGTAATCGATGCTGAGAACGGTGATTATAAACCTTGCAATTACCCCGCCGATGCATGGCCCATCATGCTTGAGCATGGCATTGGCATTGATTATGACGGTATGGTGTCTTGGCTACTCAGGCGAGAAGTGTCGCGACCTACTTCAGGCGGCAATCATTGGCAAGAAGGTGAATGGTCAATTTGTGGGAGGGTTGATTCCTCCGGAGAGAATAGTTTCTACCGAGCCAATGACCGGAACTCCCAACGCAATTCGTTCCGCTTACGTCAAGCACAGTAGCGGAGAACTTAGCAAGCTTCAGTTTTGGTCATACACGCAGGGACAGCACGCACTGATGGGTGATGACATCGACTGGTTTCACATCGATGAGGAGCCTGAAGACCAGACGATTTACCCGCAGGTACTAACGCGTACCGCAACAGGCGATCAGGGCCGTGGTGGTCGTGGAATCCTGACGTTTACGCCGGAGAACGGGCGCACTGAGTTAGTTATTAAATTGTTGGATGACCCAGCAGAATCTCAATTCTGTATGAATGTTGGTTGGAATGACGCACCTCATCTCACCGAAGAAACAAAAAAGAACCTTCTCGAATCCTATCCAGCCCATCAGCGCGACATGCGAACAAAAGGTATCCCAATGCTTGGACATGGGCGTATCTACGACTTCAGCGAGGACTTGATCACATGTGAACCATTCCCAATACCAAAGCATTACATGGTAATCGATGGTATGGATTTTGGCTGGGATCACCCGCAAAGCAGAATACAACTTGCAATAGATTTAGATAGTGAAACGTTTTACATAACCAAGGCGTGGAAGGCCAGCAAGACGTCACCCGCTGAAGCTTGGGGGGCAACCAAGTCATGGGCTAACAAAGTGCCTACGGCATGGCCCCAAGATGGATTGCAGACCGAGAAGGGTAGCGGATTACAACAGCGAGAATATTACAAGGATGCAGGATTTCAGATGTTACCTGATGCCGCTCAATGGCCCGATGGTTCCCGATCGGTTGAGCCTGGCTTATTCGAGCTGCACGACCTGATGAGTACCGGGCGATTCAAAGTGTTTTCCGGACTGCGTGATTGGTTTGAAGAATTTAACTTTTACCACCGCGACGAAAAAGGACGCATCGTTAAGAAGCGTGACGACTTGCTAGACGCCACCAGGTACGCCTACATGATGCGGAGATACGCTAAACGGTATGGTGACATTGGGGTCGTTAAAGAGAAAAAACTCCCCGCACCGATTAAACCAATTCAACGAAGAGGCAGATGATGGCCGATGATAATAAATTGCTGGCGATCCTGACCTCATTTGATCGGGATTGGACGGCAAGCGATGAGGCGCGGACTGAAGCGGCCAACGATTTATTCTTTAGTCGTGTGTCGCAATGGGATGACTGGTTATCTAATTACACAACGCTGCAGTATCGCGGACAGTTCGACATTGTTCGTCCAGTGGTTCGTAAGCTAGTTGCAGAGATGCGCCAGAATCCAATTGAAGTGATGTATAAGCCAAAGGATGGAGCCTCACCTGATGCCGCTGATATACTCATGGGAATGTATCGCACTGACATGCGACACAACTCAGCGAAGATTGCCGTTAACGTAGCAGTTCGTGAGCAGCTTGAGTGTGGTGTCGCAGCGTGGCGACTGGTTACCGACTACGAAGACCAAGACCCAACAAGCAATAACCAAGTTATCCGGCGCGTTCCGATTCATGAAGCATGTAACCATGTTATTTGGGACTGCAATAGCAAGATGATGGACAAGTCAGACGCTCGGCACGTCACACTGATTAATGCAATGAGCGTTGAAGGGTGGGAAGCATTCGCTGAAGAGGAAGGGATTGACCCGGATAATTACCCTGACTTTCAGAATCCCGATACTGATTGGGTATTCACCTGGTCAAACAAAGATGTTGTTTATGTCGGTGAGCACTACGAAGTAAAAGAAGAGAAAGAACGAGTATTCATCTACGAACAGCCTATTACCGGGCAGGTGGTCAGCTATTACAAGCGCGATATCAAAGACGTTATTGATGACTTAGCGGAATCCGGTTACATCAAAATTGGTGAGAAGAAGATAACGCGCCGCCGAGTGTATAAATACCTTGTGACCAACTCAGCATTGCTGAAAGGCCCGATTGATATCGCCGGTCAGCATCTTCCTATTGTTCCGGTATTCGGTGAGTGGTCATTCGTTGGCGATAAAGAAGTTTATGAAGGTGTTGTACGCCTTGCAAAAGACGGCCAGCGCTTACGCAACATGATAATGAGCTTCAACGCTGACATAGTTGCCCGATCTCCACGCAAGAAACCTATCTTCTGGCTTGAGCAGATCGCTGGCTATGAGCACATGTATGACTCAGAGGATGAGTACCCGTATTACCTAATGAACCGCACTGATGAGAACAGCGGTGATTTACCGGCACAGCCTATTGGCTATATCGATAACCCAGAAGTCCCGCAAGCTAACGCCTACATGCTTGAAGCTGCTACAGCGGCGGTGAAAGAGGTGGCAAGCCTTGGCGTTGGATCTGAGGCGGCCGGTAGTCAGGTCGCATTCGACACTATCAATCAACTCAACGCACGTTCAGACATGGAGACTTACGTATTTCTCGACAACTTGTCTACAGCTATGCGCCGCGATGGTGAGATTTACGCCTCGATTGTTAACGATATCTATGACGTTCCCCGCCAGGTGATGATGACTATGCCGGATGGCACCGAGAAGGATGTCGAAGTCCTTAATCAGGTTGTAGATTATCAAACCGGGCAAGTAGTGACGCTTAATGATGTTCGCGGGAGATATGAAACTTACACCGACACTGGCCCATCATTCCAAAGCATGAAGAGTCAGAACCGAGCAGAGATCCTTGACCTTATGGGCAAGGTTCAGCCCGGCACTCCAGAGTATCAAATGTTGCTGCTTCAATACTTCACCCTACTGGATGGTAAGGGTGTCGAGATGATGCGCGAATATGCCAACAAGCAGCTCGTAATGATGGGGCTGAAGAAACCAGAAACACCTGAAGAGGAGCAGATGGTTGCAGAGGCACAGCAGCAGCCGAAAGAGCCAAGCCCGGAAGACAAGCTCGCACAGGGCGCACTGTTAACTGGTCAGGCAGATTTGCAGAAAGCCATGAATGACGAGAAACGCATTCAAGTTGATGCAATGAAAGCACAAGCAGACATCCAACTCTCCAACGCCAAGATTGCCGAGATACTCGCATCAGTAGATCTCGATAAGCAGAAGGAAGTTAGAGAGATGCTGAAAGTGTTAGGACAGTTCCAGCAACAGCAGGGTGATAACGCCCGAGCTGATGTTGAGTTGCTTCTTAAGGGAGCAAACCAACCCCATACCCGCCGCATGGACGTAACCAATGCCATGCAGCAATCAAATCAACCTTCCGGCAGCGCAGCCGAGATTCCTCAATAAGAGAGAGCTAAACATGAGCACAACCACCGAAATTCAGGCTTCTGAAGAACAACTCCTGCCCGGCACTCAAGCGGCGGCATCCGCTGAGGGTTTGCCAGATGTTAATGCCAACGATGGCGCAGGTCAGGAAGAGGGCTTTGATGTCGTACTGAATGACGATGAGAAACCAAAACAAGACCCGGCAACTAACGCGCAATTTGCAGCTAAACGCCTGGAGCGCAAGCGTCAACGTGAGCTTGAGCAACAGATGGAGGCCGTTAATCGCGGAGAGGTGCCGGAGAACCTCCGCGTTAATGCCGAACTACCAAAGCAGCCAGATCCAAATGAGTTTCTCTCAGATGAGGCGCTGGCTAAATACGATTATGACCAGAATAAGGCGCTGGCGGCATTCAACGCTGCTAACACCGACTGGCAAATCAAAGCTATGGACGCTCGCAGTAACGCGGTAGCCGCTCAGGGTAAAAGGACACAGGAATTCACCAATCAGTCAGCTCAATACGTTCAGGCTGCAAGCAAGCACTACGACTCAGCAGAGAAGTTAAACCTGCCAGATTATCAGGAAAAAGAGGATGCATTCCGCGCATTAGTCCCACCCGGGCTTGATGTCGAGATCATGTCTCTCTTTCCTGAAAAATCGGCCGCCCTGTTTTATCACTTGGGGGCCAATCCCGAGAAAGTGCGCCAGCTTCTAGCTATGAACGGGCAGCAGGCAATGATTGAGCTTACCCGAACAGCAGATCGTTTAACTCTCAAGCCACGCGGTAAACAACGCTCCGAAGCTCCAGAGGCTGACACCGGAATAACCGGGTCTGTCACAGCGGCTAACGTCGATGCATTGCAAAAGCAAATCGATAAGGCCGCATCAGCGGGTAATACGGAGCTTTATCGCAAGCTAAAATCACAGCTTAAAGGAATTAAATAATGGCTCTTAATGAAGGTCAAGTAATCACGTATATGGTCGATGAAATCATCGAGACTATAGAAAATCTCACGCCGATGGCACAGCGCGTTGAGAAATATCAACCCCCAGGCAATGACATGCAGCGTTCTCAGAACACTGTATGGATGCCGCTAGAACAAGAAGCACCGACCCAAACCGGATGGGATTTGACTGGGCAGGCTACAGGAATTCTGGAGCTGTCTGTTAAGTGTAACCTTGGCGTGCCAGATAACGACTTCTTCTCGCTTCGTGCTGATGATCTGCGTGATGAGCGCTCCATTCGTCGTCGTACTCAAGCGTCAGGGAAGAAATTGGCAAACAACGTAGAGACAGCAATTGCCCAGCAAGCTGTTGATATGGGTTCTCTGGTTGTTACTAGCCCTGATGCAATCGGCACTGGCACTACTGGCTGGGATTTTGTGGCAGACGCTGAAGAGTTGATGTTCTCACGTGAGCTTAACCGTAGCGCTGGGCTGAGCTACTTTTTCAACCCAAAAGACTACAAAGGCGCAGGGCATGACTTGGCAAGCAAGGATTTCTTTGGTCGTATCCCCGAAGATGCTTACAAGTCAGGCACAATTCAGAAGCAAGTTGCAGGGTTTAATGATGTTCTGCGGTCGCCAAAACTGCCAACTCTCGCCGCATCTACGGCGACAGGGCTTACTGTAAATGGGGCGCAGTCATTTAAGCCCGAGGCATGGACGGCTGATGCAGATGGTAACCGCGAGAACGTGGATAACCGCACCGCTGTTGTTGTGTTGAGTGCTGGGACTGGACTGAAACGTGGCGATAAAATTTCGTTCGCTGGCGTTAAATTTTTGGCTCAAATGGCTAAAAACGTACTGACTCACGATGCAACGTTCACCGTTGTTGCTGTGAATGGCGCAAACGTAACTATCTCGCCTAAACCAATCGCATTGAGTGATGTGACTCTAACTCCAGAGCAAAGAGCATATGCAAACGTGAATACCACGCTGGCCGTAGCGATGGCGGTAAACATTCTGAATACCACGACCACGGCCACTAACGTGTTCTGGGCTGATGATTCTATCCGCTTGGTATCTCAGCCAATCCCGATTAGTCATGAGTTGTTCTCTGGTATGAAAACACAGAGTTTCAGCATTCCAGGCGTGGGCCTGAATGGTGTTGTGGCGTATCAGGGAGACATTAGCACGTTGGCTGGCAAGTGCCGTATCGCTCTTTGGTATGCAGCTTGTGCTGTACGCCCGGAAGCGATCGGTGTTGGGCTGGCAAATCAGGCATAACAAATAGGGGCTTCGGCCCCTTTCTTATTTGGAGTAAAAAATGACACATATGCTTTATAAGCCCGGTGGCGATACTAAAGTATGGGGAACGTTAGCCCATATTAAAATCGTTGAAGCTGATGAAATTGAACAACATATTGAAGATGGTTGGCTACCGGGAGAACTAAAAACGTTCTTGAACAACTTGACCGTGGCCTACCAAAAGCGGCACAGGTCGTACTTAATTCAATAGGTAACTCAACGTCAGGGGCCATTGTTGGCGCAACTGGAGGTGGCTTTGTGGGCGGCGCAGTGGGTGCCATTGCTGGTTCAGTGGCTAAGGGTGCAATAGAAAAACTGGCGACGTCACGAAGCGGAAGGTTTGCGATTGAAAAAGCAATACAACAAGCCGCAATAGCAGTAAAGCAGGGCGGTTCGCAAGCAGCATTACAAGCAGCAGAAAAGCGTTTTTTAAGCAATAAGGCAGCCGTTAAAGCAATAAAAGAAGCTGTTGGAAACACTGAATTTGAGAGAATGGTAAGGGCTGGCATTGTGGCAACTCTTAGCGGTATAAACGAATAGACACACCCGCTTCGGCGGGTTTTTTATTACCTAAAATCCGAACCACGCAGATTAACCACTGCGGGGATTACGCACGCCTGGAGAAACATAAATGCCTGACATTATACCAAATGTAGTAATAGGAATGCCGTCTCAACTATTCACGATGCCCCGCAAATTTGGCGCAGTATTTGGCGGTCGAATTTACATTGGACTCATCGACACAGATCCGACTATCCCATCTAATCAGATTCAGGTTTATCTTGAAAATGAAGACGGTAGCCTTGTGCCAATGGCGCAGCCAATCCTGATTAATGCCGGTGGCTTCCCAGTATATAACGGGCAAATAGCCAAGTTCGTGACAGTGCAGGGGCATAGCATGGCTGTGTACGACGCTCTTAACGTCCAGCAATTCTATTTCCCTAACGTGCTTAAGTACGACCCAGACCAGTTTAGGCAGTATCTTGACTCACAAGGCGGTGCTGTAACTGTAAACATGCTGGGCGAGCCGACAGGGGCCTCTTTGGTTGGAGTTCAGCCTCAAGGTAATTTAAGCCAGGCAATTAACTGGGTAACCCCGGAACAATTCGGCGCAATCGGTGACGGCACGGTACACCCGCTATCTGAGCGATACGCAACTCTTGCAGCCGCGCAGGCGGTGTATCCGCATGTTACTTCACTGAGCCAGACGATTGACTGGGCGGCGTGTCAAGGGGCAGAGAATTATGCTAGAGGGGTGTCGATAGTAAAATGTCCAACATATGCAAAGTATCATTTTGGTAGCACCGATTACTTAGAATTGGCAATAGATAGCAAATGGTATGGGACAAAACTAACGCAAACAGATAGACCATGCACAACAATGATCCGCACTGACCCAGTGGTACCGCCAGCTTTTGGTCAAGATTGTATTGTTCGGGTAAAAAATTCGGCGGCCGCTGGTAGTGCGGATGAGTTTGTTCGAGGCATTGTATTTGAGGGGTTTAAATTAACTCGTAACTTAGCGCGACGACCAAATGTGCGCGGCAAGAATAGCATAGGGTTACATCTAAATTTCGGCATGAAAGCCATCATTGATGTGACAATCAACGGCTGTGATTTTGGAGTGCTAGGTTATGGCTGCTGGGGAAGTACTGGCGTTGTTCGAATTGACTCATGCCACAAAGGCATTTATTTAGACGGGTGGAACTCAACGCCAGAAAATGCTGGGAGAGGCACTCTAACTAGTATTGATTGGCGCGTAGAGATCGACGTAAGTGTATTTCCAATTTACCTAGCGCAAACAACATATTCTAAATTTACGGGGTTCTATGAAGGGCTAAGAGATACATTTACTGATTTCTATAAAAAAGATATTGAAACAGCATGTGGCGTCACACTTGACTCCGAGTGTAGTAATGTGGATTTCTTTTTGGGAATCGAGGCGTTTCAAGGAACGCACCTGACCTGTGGATCAGGTAATAATATTACTTTGAATAACTTTTATTTCAATGATTATGCATACAATGGCACAACTGGCATTAATGGAGCTAAAGCACAGATTGATGGGCTGATGGGGAGGAGTACCCCTCAGATTTCATCTGCCTCACGTGCTTTTATATTCGCCCATGGTTTAAATAACAATATCACTGTTATTAACCCTACTTATTTTGGGGGGAATATCACTGATGACCCTGAGTATGTAAGATATTTTTATAATATAGCTACCGGTAATGCTATTTCAACAATCGGGGGGTACGTCTCTCTAGCCTCATTATTTAGTCTTACACGTGCGAGATTTAACTTATTCCGACCTTTAAATACACGAAATATATTAAGTGATTACTTCCCGTCTGGATACACACCAACTGGTGCTGATGTAGCTACACATAAGGCATGGCAAACTAAAGTTACCGGCGGTGGCGATGGCCGCGTAGCGCTAGATGCACCGTCTGGTTATAGGATTTTAGATTTTACGGCGCTAGTAATTGGCTCTACAACAAGCAGTCCAATGGTATTAGGTGTGCTTTCATCTACAGATTCACAGATACAATTACAGTCTAATGCAGGCGGGGTTACAGTGCAGTATAAACTAACAATACAGATCACTAAGTGA